GGAAGCTGAAAAAAAATATTGGAATTAACGTTTCTTATTTAGAATCGTTTTAAATAAGTAAAATAATTGCATACAAATTTGTTTGGTTAGAAATAAAAAGCTTATCTTAGTGGTATGGAAAACGCAACTACTAACTACAACGAATTAATGAACGCTTCAAACGATGGAACTTTCAACTTTTATTTTAACGATAAAGTTAGAATTGATGTAAATATAAATAGGGCATCAATAACAGTTACAACGGATAAATTAAACGCTTTTTTATTAGACGACGTAAAAACTTACTTCTTTGTTGGTGGTGGAATGTTAGGACGTCCTACATTAGAGCAAGGGTTTAATAAAATTATAAAATCACTTACTAAGTAATTAACCGCTCTACAGGGCAAAACTTTTAACTATGAATGAAAAAGATTTTTTACTTTATCAAAATGAATTACAAGATTTAATTCGTTTTATTTACGAAAGAGGTGATTTAATTAATTTAGGTTTAGGATTTACTGCTACTAATTACATTATAAAACTAATAGAGAACGATAAACCTTAAACAATGCTAAGAACAATAAAAGTAATAGTCAAAGAGGAGATTTTCAAACTAGATTTTGAGATATCCGAATACGAACCAGGAGATCTCGAAACACCTCCAGTCGAAGGTGGTGAAATCGGAGACATCGAAACGATTTTTTGGTGGAAAAAAGATCGATGGATCAACGTCACTCAATTATACGAATCGGATTGCTTCGATATTGATTTCGATGACGAGCTTAAAAAATCGGTGAAATATGACTGAGCAGCAGATCCAAAAGAAAATTTCGGACCACTACGAGTCAAACGGTTATTTCGTGGTGAAACTAATCAAGACAAACAAAAACGGGATTCCGGATCTTCTTTGTACGAAAGGAGGAAGCACGGTTTTTGTCGAAGTCAAAAGACCTGGAAAGCATCCAACACCACTCCAGCAACATCGAATCAAAGAACTTCGAAAGGTAGGAGTCGAAGCCTACGCAATGGACGGAATAAATTCAATTATTTTTTAAATATAAACACAAACAAATGGCACAAACAAAACCGGAATTATCGAAAATGAAAAAGGACGAATTGATTATTAAATTAATGGAGTCAGAAAAGGAACGGGAAGAGGAACGGGAAAAGCTGGAGAGCTTCGGGATTCGTAAAATCGATGAGATCATAAACTTGGAGGATAAAGTCAGTAAAAACGAATTGATTATTTCTCACTTAAAATCTGAGCTAGAATTGAGCGAGTTGGTTGTATCTAGTCAGAAACTTGATATCGACAAAGAAAATCAAAGCTTTAGAGATTTAAAAGAAAAATTAAACGATTTTGAAAGGGCCGTGTATAGTTACAAAAATAAAGTAAACGAAGCTCTATCAGGTATCAATTTATTGACCGAAGCTGGGCAAGGTTTTTACATAGAAAACAATATAAATTTTTAACTTTACAATTCAATTTTTAATTATGCAAGTAAAAGGAAAAGTGATCCACATCGGACAAACTGAGAACGTGACCGACACGTTCAAAAAAAGAGTATTAGTTGTAGAAGTTCCAGACGGAGAATATCCTCAACAAATCAAAATGGAGGCCGTTCAAAAACACGTCGATATTCTTGACAACGTGAAAATCGGAGACGATGTGACCGCCTCAATCAATTTGAGAGGGAGAGAATTTGTAAATAGGAATACAGGTCAAAAAGACTGGTTTACTTCTGTCCAAATTTGGAAAGTTGAAAGCGACTTTTAATGGCGTGCGAAACTAAACAGAGACTAAGACAAGAGGCCGGAGATAATTTCCGAGCCTTTGTTTTTAACACTCAATCCGAACTCGCTCGGACCGACGAAATATCACTCGATCAATTTCACAAAAAATTCAATCAATTAGAACTCCGAGAGAAATTCCTTCTCGATAAACTCGAATACAAATATGGAAAAAGTCATCCTAAGAAAAAACGTTGAGCCATCTTTCAAACTGTTTATTTGGATATCGGTCTTGTTAATAGCATCCGAAACGCTCACAGGCTGGAAATTTTGGACGATCATATCAATCGCTTTACTCGATGTCCTCCGATTCGGTTGGATGTACTCAACACGCTCAAAAATTGATCTATTCGGGGTTGACCTGATCGGATCGCTTAAAAGTATTTTTAAATAATGGACTATATTATCAAACACGTATCGATTGAATCGATCACGATCGAATGGTTGCCGAATTGGTTTGATCGGGTGTTCTTTAAGAGACGCAAAGGAGTTGTCAAATACGATCAAAAAGAGGGTTGTTGGCACTTCTCAGACACTAAACATCGAAAGTCTTATCCAATGCCTCCGAACGACTTCTTTCTTGATATAGTCTACTTAATTAATAACCCAGAATAAAAAAAAAACCGACTCGATTAAATTCGGTCGGTTTTTTTGTTTTAAGGAGTTATAAAGAACCTTTTATCAATAGTCCTCGTCTTGGATTCCTTAATCGCTCCAGTTCATATCCTCTCGAATAAACGTATTCCTTTACTAATCCATAAAACGATTTAACCGAAATATTTTCGCGCTCTAAAATATGAGAATAGTCCTCCAGAAATAACTTTTTATTAAGGTTTTGATCCACGAAATTACAAACGTTTTTATTGAGAAATTGGTCCGCTGGAGAGTTGCTGAAACTTAAAACACCGTAGTTAATTTCTTTGTCAAACGTATCGAAAAAAGTATCGCCGTACATCGTTTTGATACAAATAAACGTGTCTTTTTTACTCAATTCGAACCAGTCTCCATGCTTTTTTGACTTCGAAAAGCTCGATTTTATCACGCTTAAAAGATCCATTTTTTGATCAGAAATGATGTATCCATCTAAAAAAAGAGGCTTATCGAGTGTTTTTTGTAGCTCAAAAGCTCGTCGCTTTAAATCCAAAGCCGAACCGATTTGAACGTTTTTCCCTTCTGGACCATTTCGAAAAAAGTAAACAGTCTCTAAATTTTCGCCCGATTCGAATAGTTTGACGCATTGAGCGATAATTTGGTCATCCAACATGACATTTTTTTTTGATTGTAAAAATTTGATAATATTCATCTCTATATTAGTTAGTTAGCCGCAAATATACGTAAAAATACGATAAATTATGTCGCTTAGACGCAAAACAGACATGACGAGATTTTGACAATGTGTAACTATCTGGCATAATGTGAGTTATAGTGACTATTTTATCTATTTATTACTTTCTTGTCGTTTTGTCGCTTTCTTTCCTAAAGAAAATAAAAAAAGTAAAAGAATAAATAATAAAAAGGAAATAAAGGAAATTTACAAGTGACAACCCGTCAACCCGACGAGATTCGCAATCCCTTTTTTTTTCGGTTCGAATTGGTTATCTTTATTTTTATGAATCGAAAAGGGTAATCGAATGAGCGCAGGAAGACCACTGAAAACAATAAACGACTTTCCGAAAGATTGGGAGGAGCGAATAATTGAACTATCGAACGAAGGTGCATCAATAACCGAAATCGCTTGTTACTTAGAAATCAGTAAAAATACTTTAAAGGCTTTAACCGATCGAGACGAAATATTTTTGACCGCCATAAAAAAATGCAAACAACTTTGCGAGACGTGGTGGGAGAAAAAAGGGCGAAAGAACATGGAGAATAAAGACTTTAACTCAACGCTTTGGTACATGAATATGAGAAACCGTTTCGGATGGGCTGACAAGCAAATAACCGAGAATAAAAACGAGTCGACATTGAACGTCACGGTTTCAAAAGATTTGGACTCAAAACTTGACGATTTGATTGAGGGCTAACAAAAAAGTCTGGTTACACATATGAAATTCACAAATGTTTTTCAAAAAATAGCGAACGGATTCAAAGGTAATCGGTTTATCATACAACAGGGAGGAAGTTCATCGAGCAAAACTTACTCAACCTTACAATTCCTTGTTGTTTGGGCGTTGAAATCAGAAAAAATAAAATTAGTTTCAATCGTTGCCGAGTCGATTCCGCATTTAAAAAGAGGAAGTTATCGGGATTTTTTAAAAATAATTATGGAGGCGGGATTGTATAAAGAAGCAGACCACAATAAATCTGATTTTTCGTATAAGCTGAAAAACTTCCATTTCGAGTTCTTCTCAGCTGACAACGACGCAAAACTGAGAGGGGCGCGTCGTGACGTTCTTTACATCAACGAGTGTAACAATATTACATACGACGCATTTACTCAATTGGAGATCAGGACCAGAGATAAAATATTTTTAGATTATAACCCTACAAGTTTTTTTTGGGCGAATAAAAAACTAATGCAAAGCCCTAATAAATACGCTTTTATCAAATCAACATACAGAGATAACGTTGACCACATAACTGGAGAGCCACTACTTGAGCAATCAATTATCGACGCGATCGAATCGAGGAAACCTGTTTATGATTTGGAAGGGAATTTAATATCAGGTGACGAGCAATTTTGGCAAGTTTACGGATTAGGGGAAACGGGATCTCTCGAGGGTGTTGTCTTCTCGAATTGGACAACTTGCGACTCAATGCCAGTTAATCCAAAATGGAGCGCTTACGGATTAGATTTCGGATTCACGAACGATCCGACGGCGATTATAAAAGTTTCTTATCAAGGCGGCGAATTATGGATGGAGGAGCTTTGTTTCGAGACTGGTTTGACAAATCCAGACATCGCGAACAAATTGAAATCGTTTGGTATTGGGTCACTGGATGATATTATCGCGGATTCTTCCGAGCCGAAATCAATCGCGGAGATTCGGCGCGCTGGATTCCGAGCAATACGCGGAGTGAAGAAAGGGCCTGATTCAATTAAAAACGGAATCGACATATTGAAGCGATACAGGATAAATATTCATAAAAAATCGGTTAATTTGATTGATGAGTTTTCGAATTATCAATGGATGAAAACGAAGGACGGCGAATATTTAAATAAGCCTATTGATAGCTACAACCACGGAATTGACTCCGCACGCTACTGTGTCATGGAGAAAATCGGGATGGACCGACAAGTTCGAAAAGGAATTAAAAGACGAGATTAATATGAGCGATTGGATTGATACAAAAATACTAAACGAAGACAACGACATCGATCAAGAGCGTACTTGGTGGACGCGGTTCTCTTTTAGACTGGAGGACATGGATTGGTTCGAGGAGAACGACTCAATCAGTTGTTATGTAAAATTACAAACAATGAAGTCGATTGTTGTCGTTCAAAAAACATACGATCAAATCCTTGTCGCTCGGAATAATAGTATTAACTTAGCAGGAATTAACAAAATAAGCCTAAACTAATAGCAAGAAGTTTGTTGTTTTTTCCTTGTGTTGTTTTTCGGAGAGGTTTGACTTTGGTCTTTCCTCTCTTTTTTTTAGATTTTTTTTATATCTTTACGATTATAACCGTTTTTGTTGATGAGCAGACGGACGGCAAAACAAAAATTTTATTAATCTTAAAACATATTACTATGTCTTTAAATTGTTTATGTCCGTTGCCAGCTGCATTGTCGGACATCCCAACGGATGACTGTCCAACTAACTTCGGACAAATTCAAAAAATTGCAATCCAACGAAAAGGATTAGGATTTGACGGCCTAGCCGGAAATGATATTTTATTGCTTGCCGACTGGCAGACAAGAACGGCGGCGATCGATGACACGAAAATCATTGTTTCTCCATTTGTTTATGAAGCAACTATAACGGCTGGAGAGGCGATCACAAATGGAGGAGGGGACAACTCAACTCTAAACGGTGAGACTGAGCTTGTTGGTGTGAACGTGTCGACATTCGAGGGAATGTTCAAAGAGTCGTCCGCCGAAGTAATAGCAGCTTTACAGGCGCTAAGATGCGAGAGAAATCTTGTTGTGTATTTATTTACGGAATTTAAAAAGATTATCGCTTTAGAAATTACCGATCCAGCTTATCAAGGAATCGGAGCAACTTCTTTCTTTGTTGGTGATAAGTCGAATACTGGTTTTGCTTCGAAAGATTCGGCGGCGGTTACCTTCAATATTCCTTGTAATTGGTCAGCAAGTGCAAAGATATTGACACCAACTGATTTCGATCCTTTAACTGATCTTTAATCGATGGCGATCAAGTCCATAAAATTAGAAAACAAAAACGGTCGTGTTCAGTCCTTCGGGGTTGAACATGGCCTTAATGTTTTGCGTTTGAAAAAAAGCGCTTGGAAATTACCTATTGATTCACAATTCGAACTTATTCAAAATGGCTTTAGAAAGAAACCAAGTCCAGGAACTATTGGAGAAGAAACCAAAAAAAAGCCTACTAGAAAGAGCAAGCGATCATGAATCGAGGTTGAAACTTCA